CGAAGACCGTGAAGAAGGTTGCTGCTCCCAAGGCTGCGAAGGCCGCTGCGCCTGCGCCCGCCCCTGCCGCCGCTGCGGCTGCTGCTCCGGCCCCGGCCCCGGCCGCTGAGCCCAAGGTCAAGGCTGCCCGCAAGGCGCCGGCCGCCAAGACGGAGGTCGTTGTCCCGACGGTCGCTGCCCCCGAGGTAGTGGTTCCGACGACGACGGAGGCCGCTGCCCCCGCCTCGATCGCCGGCATCGTGGATCGCCTGCGTGAGGTCCGCACCCGTGTCTCCAACGAGCTGAAGGAGATCATCGCCGACACGCTCCTGGCTGCCAAGGCCTCGGCCAAGCAGGTCAAGGAGGCCGGCAAGAAGCGCCGTGTGAAGAAGGACGTCGCCGACATGACGCCCGAGGAGAAGACGGCGTGGGAGCTGCGCCGCTCCAAGAACGCCTTCCTGAAGCCCCGTGGTCTCTCGACGGAGCTTTGCAGCTTCATGAAGCTCCCGGCGGGCTCCCAGCGCTCGCAGACGGAGGTCACGAAGTTCGTGTCCACCTACGTCAAGGAGAACTCATGCTTTGACCCCTCCAACAAGCGCCGCATCATCCCCGACGGCGTTCTGTCCCGCCTGCTGAAGGTCAAGGACACGGACACGGTCACCTACCTGAACCTCCAGTCGTTCCTGAAGGTCCACTTCCTCAAGGCGTAAATCCACTGAGTGAGGTAAACTAAAACATAAACAGCGCCCACAAGCGTCTATTTTTTTGGGTTAAATAGCTCATAAAAATAGATTTCAGTGATATAATGGACACGGTGTTATCAGCCCCTGCGTTTGTGATTCATCTTCCGAGATCCACAGAACGATTAGATTTTTTTACAAAAAATATAGCGAATGCGGGATTCACAGATATGCGAATTTTTGAAGGAGTCGATGGTCGAGATGTCAATGCACGCTCGGATGCAATGCTGCTGTTCAATGCTCCTCCTATAGATCTGGAGATGTCATATGGACAAATAGGATGTCTCTTTTCTCATCTGAAGGTCCTAAAAACAATTGTGGATAATAATATTCCAATTGCAACGGTGTTTGAAGACGATGCTCATTTTCATCCAGAATGGAATACCCTGTCTGAAATTTACTGGAAACTCACACCTTCCGATTTTGATATTCTCTTTATCGGAAACGGTATTGATAGCTGCAGAACGATTTCAGATCCATCCACCATTCAGGAAATCACAACAGAAGGAGCTTGGTGTACCCATGCATATGTGATCACTCGTAAAGGCGCAGAAAAAGTAATGAATGCCATTCTGAATTGGGACTACACAGCCTTCAATCATGGATCCCGAGGAAATACTCTGACTGGTCTCTATGCAATAGATATTATGTTGATCAACTTGGAACACAGGGCATTGTTAGGTCAAATAGAAAAGCCATTTATTTGGTATTCCTGGAATGGGACAAAGTATCAGTGTGCTTCCAATAAGCTTCCTACCTCCGGAAATGATATCCGAAATACAGGGCTTGTATTCCAGAATGCTGACAATTTCAGTAGCTTAGTAGCTGAACATAACCATCAACCCAATGATAACTTCTACGACGAATATGGAAATATTCTTGATCTAACAAACTATGAGATAACGGAGCAGTGGATTGCGGATACCTTTATAAGTCCAGATGCAACAGTTCTTGAACTCGGCGGACGTCTAGGCGTGGTATCTGTCCATATCAACAAGCGGCTGACAGACACTCGTCGTCACTATATTGTTGAACCCGACGAACAGGCATTCAAGCAGATGTTTCGCAATATTGTATCCCGTAATTTAAATCCACGTGTATTTAACGGAACTATCACAAACAATCCTCAGTTTTTTGAAAGCCAAGGACTTGCGAGTAGGACTCGGGATGCTCGTTGTTCGTGTAAGTCGTTTATTGTTCCGAACAAAACACTTCAACAAGTAATACAAGAAACTGGTCTTCGGTTCGATACACTTGTTGCTGACTGTGAAGGATGCCTTGAAGGGTTCATCGATGAGAATATCGATTACCTAGATAATTTTAAGATGATCACGTTTGAAGAAGATTGCCATACTGAATGTGATTATGATAAAATTAAACGTATACTCGGTGAGCATCACTTTGTATGCGTGAGGCCCGGTGGTCATTCTGTATGGACACGACAGGTTCACGCTCCAGCTCCAGCTCTAGCACCTCCACGGCGTAGTCCATTCGTCTGGAATCGTCGTTAGATTTAGATATATAGATATAATGGACGCCCTTCGGACTTACCTGCAGTCACCAGAATATCTTGACGTAGATGGATGGTGCACCCCCGAAAAGGCCCTCAAGCTGGTAGACCTTGTGGAGACGCACAATCCAAAGATGTGTGTTGAACTGGGTGTGCATGGAGGAAGGAGTCTTCTTCCGATTTCTGCCGCCGCTGGGAAGGATGCGACGGTCATTGGTGTGGATGCATGGGCTGCTTCTGCATCCACAGAGGGAACAAACGATAAGGCCAACGATGATTGGTGGAAGACAATTGATTACGACTACTTTTTCAAGTATACTCGCAACCTTCTAGATAAGCATGGATGTTTCCATGTTCAGCTTTGGCGTGATAAGTCTGCGAACGTGTTTCACAAGTTCGAAGACGCATCAATTGATCTACTTCATCAGGACTCAAACCATTCTGAGGAGGTGTCATGTCAGGAAGTAGGTCTCTACTGGAACAAGGTTCGTCCAGGAGGTATATGGGTCTTTGACGATACAAACTGGCCGACTACACAGAAGGCACAGGGTCTCCTTGAGTCAAAGGGTTATTCGTCTATCTACGATTCTGGATCGTGGAAAGTATATCAGCGGGCACATATGTCTCAATCAGCGTCTTCTTAACATGTAGTAGTCCAATCTTATAATCATTCACTCCCATAGAAATCATCCATCCAGAGTCTGTAGCTATAGCTCCGCATGGATAGACCACATTGCTCTTGATATCTAGTTTAGTCTCAAACGAAGGCTGGGGGACTCCATTTAGAATAGGAACATCAAGAACGTATATAACCTCTCTGAATCCCCGGGTAATATACGCACCAATTGAGTACATTCCCTGCTTTCCGGTATGGAAGAACCATATCATATGCGTGTCATCATACCGAACCGGGGGACATCCGCCTCGGATTGTACCAAATGGACACTCTACTATCAAATCGGTCTTTTCGATATTAGAGAGTAATAGGGAGGTTCCACTGTCTGTATACCGAAGTATCTGACGAGGAGTGTCTGAGTAAAGAAAACAGAGCGATCCTTGTTCGGAAAACGGTATCCAGTTCTTTTCTCGTCCGTCTCCTCCCTTATTTACAAGTGATGGGGGCGGAAAAAGGTAGTGAGAGTATACGTGTTCACATGTATCCAAATCAAGCTTTGATACACCAATACGGAATCCGTCAGTGTATGTCAGGAACCATGCACCGTCATGTTCGACGACACGAGGATCTTCGCAGTGCTCGCCATCAACAAGCATTGCATGCTTCGAAAAGAACACATCAACATCGGTCTGGCTGATCTGAAATACGTCTTTCATATCACGCATCACCATCTTGCAGTCTGAATACGTATACACGAGCTTATTGGATCCTTCGACGATCTTGAAGTCGGCAGTCAGTAGACACGTAGAAATTCTGTCGTAGACCATTTTTGGTGGGTTTCCGCTGCGGTAGAATATCCTGTATCCATCCTTGTATGGAGCAATCGTGCAGTTGTAATGGTAGGTCATTGTGTTTATCAGCTTATCGGATGGGAGACATGTAATATCGTTGTAATCACAGATAGGAGTAAAAATTTTTACTTTAGGTGGAGCTGGAATATTGAATGATGGTAGTCCCCTGTTGATTATATGTCTAAGCGTCGTCATTGTATAGTGAACTTCTTTTTTTGGTTAAAACTGGAACGACCGTGCCACGAAGCCAATCTGTTTCGTGAAAAGGCGCTTCCTTTGATTTTTCCTAGACTCGTATAGATCTTTGTCTTGGTCGTAAATTGCCTGGGTACCATTTCTCCGATACGTGTCGTCGTCAAGAGAAAAATCATATATAACGTGTAGATGGCGTATAAGAATAACGTCAAAGTATATTTGCCGTTTCAGAGACCTGGCGGTGTCCATAAACTCATTATCGCAGAAGAACGATTTGTATCCTGGGTAGTAGATGTATCCGAATCGGTCGTAGTATTTCTTTCCTAGGACACAGAGAGTATTCAGTTCAGAACCTTTAATTCCATCATTGAACCAGAGAACACCGTCTGTATCGGGGAAATGTAAGGCCATAGTGTTTCGTATGGTATCATCATAGGCCTTGATTTCTGGAACCATATCATCCGATGCAAGGAGTAAAATATCAAACGGCGGAGCCTTGTCCATATCTCGATTGATAGCGTGGATCTTACCATTGGACGTTCCTATACATATCCGAATATCTGTATGCATAGATTTCACTGTTTCGATAAATGCCGGGGTCGCAGAGACATCGTCGTTGTCCATTGTAACGATGAACGTCATGAGAGTCTTGTTTGACGCAAGGTCAATATACGCTTTCAGTGCTTTCATAAACTTTTCAGGACGTCCTCGTGTAGGAAACTTGACCAGAATCCTCATGTTATTGTTTACGCATATATTATTAGACTAGTGAATGGGCATCTGACCATTCCTTAACAATCTTGATAGGCATAGGCATACTAGAATATAACGCATCGAGTGGTGAAGACTTCACAATCGGTATAACCCCGAGGTTCATACATTCGTAGACTCGATGTGTATCAATCCCAGTCCCTGCTGGACAGAGAGCATACTTACATCGCTTCAGTGTTCGGTAGAAGTCTAGACGGCGCCGCTGAGTCTCTTCATCACTGAAGTTGAGGGACTTCCGGTAATCATAGAACATATACTCGTGCTGCACAAGATAGCGAGGGTTGTTTTTGAACTGGTCATACACTGCTTGGCGTTCGACCGGATTCGTAGCCACCAGAAAATTAACAAGACACAGAATATCTCTGGGAACAGGGGGTTCGTCCATGACTGAGCGCAGAACGTGATGGCTGGCATATTGATGATCACGAAGACCTAGTGGTAGTTGTTTCGCAAGCTTAGTAATACAGTTTACGGCAGATACGTCTGTCACGTATGGTTTGACACTGTGATACAGTTCATCCGTGAACGACTCGTCGCTGTTGTGGACGACAAGAGATACAGGTTTAGAAGGCCGCAAGGATAAAAAATAAGGTATGTCTGATACTTTTATAAAAACTGAGTCTCCAGATGTCAAGTCGAGGAAGGATGACCATTTGCGTATAGGGTAGCGATTATCAAGGTTCCACTTACACTGTTGTTGATAGTATGCGCCGGATACCATCATCTTGTTGTAACTAGAAATGCGATACCTAAATGTGTTTACACGTGTAAACCCAGTATAGTCAATACACATGCAGTATTTTGATACACGTCAGCAGATGGTGGAAGCCCTTGTTCCGAAGGGAGGAGTCATTGCGGAAGTTGGAACATTCGAGGGAGAGTTTCTGGAACAGTGTTACGAACTCTGCGCCCCCACACGTCTAGTAAGTATTGATCTATTTGAAGGTATCACGTGTTCCGGAAATCAGGACGGGAACTTCGTGAAATATAATGTGAACATGGGAGATGTTCATACTAGACTTCTTGCGAAATATAAGAATGATCCGAAGGTAGAATTCTACAAGGGCAATTCTGGCGGAATTCTGCGGACGTTCCCAGATAACACATTTGATATGATTTATATTGACGGAGATCATGCATACGAAGGATGTTTGAGAGATTTGCTTCTTTCACACCAGAAGATTAAGTCTGGCGGATGGATCATGGGACACGATTATGAGATGAATATGGAGAAGGCGCAGACCCGTTACGAGTTTGGTGTTAAACAGGCGGTAGACGAATACTGTAGGGACTATACGCAATTAATCTATGCCAAGGCGATGGATGGCTGCGTTGGCTACGCAATTCAGGTGAAGAAGTAAATAACTCAATATGAACCACGTTTGCGGTGTATATTGAGCCCCGTTGCCGGGACTACTTAATTTTTAGTTAAACACACACAACAAAACACCAGAACCATACGGTTTGGCGTTTAGTTGGAGTACGCCAGGCCGCCCATGCCGGACATGACGCGGAGCACGTTGTAGTTGACGGCGTAGATGCGGACCTTGGCCGTGCGCGCCGACTGGACTGTGTTGACGGACAGCGTCAGGTTGAGCGTCGCCTTGTCAATGCGCGAGAAGTTGCACGTGCCGCTGGGCTGGTGCTCCTCGGGCTTCAGGGCAAACGAGTAGACGTTGACACCCACCGACGGCGTGCGCGAGTGGTGCTGCCACGGCTGCACCTTGTCGAAGTAGCGGCCCTCGCGCTCGTCGAAGCGGTCCTGTCCGTTGAGCTGCACCTTGGCAACCTCCACAGGGTTCTTGCCCTCGCACTTGACGTTCGAGGCGAGGATGACCTTGGCGAGCAGGTAGTTGGTCGTGCCCTCGAAGAACTGGTCGGACTGGCCGGACGAGCCATCGTAGATGGCCGAGCCCGTAGACAGACCGGCACCCGAGGCGAGGCCCAGACCGGGTAGGTAAGGGAGCGCCGGGGCCTGTCCAGTGGGCTGGCCGGCACCAGCACCCGCCGACAGCGAGTAGGTCGGGATGCCCGACGCCGGGGTGCCCACACCGTTGGTGGCGAGGGCGCCGCGGCCCAGGACAGCCGTCACGATGCCCTCCGTCGACCAGTCATCGGAGTAGTTGAAGGGCTGCTGTCCGTACGCCTCCTGGATCCACGGCGTCGGGGGGGCGTTGCAGTCAACGAACGAGTCACGCTGGACTACCCAGATCAGCTCCTTAACCGGGTGGTTAAAGTTCATCTGGATCTTGTTCGAGGAGGCCGTGACCGTCTCGTCGCCCGTGAACTGGAGCTGGTCAATCAGGTACTCGTGCGACTGCTGGGCGAAGCGGCGGCGCTCCTCCGTGTCGAGGTAGACGTAGTCAATGTACAGCGAGGCGGCAACCAGCTGGAGCTGGGAGACGGCCGTGACACCGTTGCCCAGGTTGATCGTGCCAGTGGACACCGGCTGGACCGTCGAAGGCGTCAGCGACGCAATCTCGGCGTAGCAGCAGTTGTAGTTCTGCTCGAACTCGACGTTGATGCGCACCTCGTGGTACTGGAGGGCGATCAGCGGGATGGCCAGGCCGGGGTTGCGGCAGTACCAGAACTGGAGGGGGATGTACAGCGTCTTGAGCGGGCAGCCGGCACGGGACAAGCACGAGTTGGTGGCCTCCGAGGCGGCGCACGTGGCATCCAGGGCGACACCGGCAGAGTCCTTCAGCAGAACGAGGTCGGCGGAGTTGCCAACCATGTCGTCGAACGACACCTGGGTGCCGACGGGCTGGGTCAGCTGCGTCCAGATCTGCATCCAGTCGCCGTACTGGCGGTCAATGCGCGAGCCGCCGATCTCGATCTCGACCTGCTTGATCAGGCGGTGACCAACGTAGTTGAGCCAGCGGAAGCGGGTGTTGTTGACCGCCAGCACAATCTGGGGGAGCGTCACCTGGATGTACGTGCGGTACATCAGGTCGGCATTGCGGCTAATGACAGCCGTGACACGGCGTCCGAAGTCGGCCTGGCCGTTGAACGTCACCTCAATCGCCTCCATGGCGAAGTTGGTGTGGCGCTTGTAGAGAACCTTCCAGAACGTAATCTGGGGGTTGCCGGAGATGTAGATGTCCTGCGCACCATACGAGACGAGCTGCATAAGTCCGCCTCCCATTGTTTGTTATGCTCCTAACGGACATTATTTTTTTCTCGGCACATCGCCACGGCGGGTTTCCCCTACCAGACTGCGTTCGCCTCTCCAATATTTTTTTCTTCGCTAGACTGAAATGGACATATTCTTCGTTCCAACGTCGAACGTTCTGATTAATACATTCCTGCGTTCGATTGTCGTCATTGCGGTCATGATTCTGGGATTCGAGAGGTCATGGTATGAAGCGTATTGGGGAGCCGTTATCCACGATGCCATCTCACTACTTCTCGTGAAGCCCTACGTGTAATTCTCCATGTCCAGTATAATGAGCGGAGCCACCGTCGAGTATTCACTGAATTTACAGACGGCTCTAAACGGCGACAAGATTTCAGCCATGTGTCTAGCCCCATCGTCGTTTGGGTTTGGGTATTACTTGAACAACTTCTATTTCGGAACGTCGAATGGCCGTGTCTACAAATATGACGAGTCGGTTTTCACCCAGATTACTATCACAGGATATACTGGAACCTTGAGTGGAACAATTACGTCCTTAACAACTGATCCAGCGGGGAAGTATCTTTTTCTGAGTGCACCGTCTGACGGACAGTTTCTTCGGATCCCGTTGGCATCATCAGGAAATATAAAGAATATCCCAGCGTTCGGTTCAAATACCGGTGGAGTAGCTATTAATTCACAGAACACTGTATATTTCATTAGTGCAAACGGCAATGCGATCTCTACTGTAGACAATTACGGCCAGGGACAGGTGAATCTAGTTTTTCAGCAACCAGCCGGTTCAAATTCAATTTTTACTGGACTTGTTCTGAGTGAAGATGAAACACGCATTTATACAGCAGACAGTTACACTGGAAATATTTACTACTTTGATTTCACATCCGGACAAAATACGCTTCAGTCTGCCACCGCTGCAGCTCCAGAAAGCGAAATAACCAGCCTCGCAGTATTGACACCAACCGATATTCTGTATACCCAGACCAAGTCGGCTTTTCCAGGAGTATATCTCTACAATATAGTTAAAAATACAAGTATCCTTATTGCAGGTGGAGGTAGTAACACGGTATCAAGTTTTGCCCAGGACTACCAGTTCATCAATCCGAACCAAATTGCAGTGGATCCACAGGGAGCCCTATATATTACAAGCCTAAATTCGTTTGGCGCTCAGCTCTTCACGAAGGTAGTATTCAATATATTTGTCCGGTCCCCAATCGCAGCTCCCGTTCCATCGCCATTTTTCCCGAATTGTGGTCTACCAGCTCCAGGATACTGTAAGAAATCGGTAGTGCCGTTCAATCCTACCGAGTATTGGTCATTCGCTTACCCACAAAAAGTTGCGGTAAAACGCCCATCTCCTGGAGATGGACCTGGACAAGTTCGGTATTCGTGTATCAATACTGTTACCATCCTGTGTCCGACAATACCAATTGGGCGGGTAAATCCGAACCCGCCGCCGCCACCACCTACACCAGTCCCCCCAATCTACCCCGTGGAAACACCAACCTCACAATCTACAAAATTGTTTGTGAGCACGGGGGTGTTGTCATCCCTGCGTCTCTCTGCCAGTTCAACAAGTATTAAAGACCTTTCCTTTCAAACATCTTCCTTTCCAATGTCGTTTGGGCCGCAGGGATACCTCTATTTCATGACACGGTCTGGAATGCTCAATGTTCTTAACACCTCTGGAGGCACAAGATTCCCAACACTTCTCTACGAAGTTCCCCAGAGAACTACAGTGTCTACTCCCGTTGTTGCTTCCTTTACAGGTCTGGTAGCTTTTATCA